GTTGCAATAAAATTTCTCATCCCGGCATACGGTGCAGAATAGGTTGGAAAGTATTGAGTTGCAGGAACTCCTGGGGTATAGTATCCGGCGGGGTCGGTTATTTCATCATCGTAAACATTATAGATGTATCCTGTGGTAGGATTTGTAAGATAGGTGGGACTAACTGCTCCGCTAATATAGGAATTAGGTGTTCCTGAGTTTTGTGCTTGAAAATCACCTGTAGTAGCATTTCCTATATAACTAAAGTATAGTTTAGTATCGTAATTTGTTGCAAAATACAATTCGGGAGTGTAATTATAACCGCTATTATAGATAGTTTTTATACCATCGGTACCTACTTGATTTGAATACTTCTTATTATCAAATTGCTTGACTGTTAAAGTTTCACCGCCTACGAATATATTTTGAAAATCTTGCCAATTCTTATTATTTTGATTTAATTCAGATAAACCTCCTGATACATCTGCAAAATATGCAACGGATGCATTTACAGCTCCAGGTATAAATGAACTAGTTGCTATTTGGGTAAATAATCCAAGCTTACTAGTATAGTAATTAATTACTGGAGCTTTACCGTAAGAAATATCCCCAGAATATGTTTCACTTTGAGGAGTATATACGTTATAATATAGACTAGAAATAACTGATCCACTGTATCTTGGAAGTATACTTCTACGTAAGTAGTAGTTATAATCTTGTAATTGTGCGTATTGAGAATATGGTTGCTGACTTTGAGAGAAAGGTCCTATTACGTTAGATTGACTTATAGATTGAGTAATAAGTCCGTAGTTAACGGGGGTACTTTGATTACTGTTATAATCTAAATCTAAAAACTTTTGAGATATGACAGAACCTGTTACATTATTTACTAGGTAATTTAGTGAGTAGGTTGTAAACATTATATTACCGCTTACAGCAGTATAAGGAACTGAAGAAGTATTGGGAGCTAAATAACTAGAAACGCCTAATTGCGGAAAATAATTAGAAATAAGTATATTAGAACCGCTATATTGTCCTGTATAGTTTTCAATTCCTGTATTTGAGATGTAAGGAATAAATCCTGATGCTGTTGTTAAATAGTTGGAAGAGCTAAGATATTGGACTGGTATAGAGGCTGTATAAGAAGTATTATAATTAATACCTCCGGGTGCAGATCCTGTTATAGCAATTACATTAATAGCAGATATACTGCCACTAATAACTACATAAGGTTCGTGTCTTGCATACTTATTTCTCTCTAAAATATGTGATCTTACTATAACTCCTGTACTTAAATTAGCTCTTGCAGGTACAAAATCCTTAATCATTTTAAATAAGGAATTATTATAGTACTTTATAGATCTAATAAAATCCCAAACGTTAAACCTTTGTAATCCTGTTTGAGAGTTACCTGTCATTGTGCCTGCAAAAAAAGTATCTTCTAATTTATCTAAAGGAAAATAAGAGCTTGAATATTGTAAGTTAGGAGCTCCAATATACTGCATGATATTAAAGTATCCTGGTTGATTAGATGCAGTTACATACCCTGATGAAGTAATGGCTGCGTTAATAGCATCTGTAGGTGAGAATCCTACTTCAATATCTGGCGATGTTTTATCGTATATGTTTTGATAATACTGTAATGTCGTATAAGGAGATAGTAAACTACTTGAAATTTGTAGTACACTTCCTGTAGTAACATTGTTTGCATTAATTTCTTGTATGCCTGCTACATCGTAAATACCATATCCACCATATTCGTGTACAGTTAAAATGTCTTCAGGGATGCCATAAGTACATATTAAGGCTTTCACGCCTTGTTCAGTACCCTTAGTTTTAAGTAGATAAGCTAAATTATGATATAAACGTTTGTAGGTCTCATTTTTTATTTGTTCAGCAGGTAATGTTGCAAAACTAGAAGTTACTCCCTGTGAGGCAGTAATAAAAGTTGTAACGTACTGACTAATAAGTTCATTTCCGAAAGGAGGTAAAGATAGAGAGGAGCTTAAATACTTATTTCCTGCTAATGGATATAGGCTGCTACTTGAAATCTTAACTTGTGAATAGTTACTTGAAGTAACAGGAAAGGCAGAGCCAGTTTGATTAATACCTAATAGAGAATAGTATATGTTATCAGATACATTGGTATTGGTGTATAGGTTAATACCAAAGCTTTTTAATGCATCTCCTACTTGATCCATTGAAACACCTACGAAAGGATTATTTTCAGCAGAATATCTATTGCTTAAATCTTTAAGATAAATCCAAACGTTATCAAAATGTTGACCCACCATGTCTAAAAAGACTAAGTAAGGTCCGTTATTTAGATCGTCTTTTATATAAGCAGGTGTTGCATATTGTAACCAATCTTTATTATTGTTATCATACAAAGACGCTGAGTAATACATACTCATTGTCGTAGCTGTTGGTGTAACAGTAACGCCTCCTAGCCAGTTTTTAGCTTGTGAGGATGTTACAGAGTAAAGATTGTAGGGTTGAGTAGTAGAGGCTTTAGGCCAGGCAGCTGAAGCAGAGTTGAAATACAGGTAGTACTCATATCCATCGAACTTTTGAATAGTGTTATTAATCTCACCCTGTAAGATTACTCTAGCACTCGTTGTATTTGGTGTTGTTAATGCAGCAGATGCAGATTCTATGGACTGTAACTTATAAACGTAGTTATAAAGTCTTTCAGTTACTGAAGAAAAGTGAGTAAAGTTTTCAAAATTACTATAATCTACATTAATTTGAATTCCTTTTTCGTCCATCATGGACTGTAACTGCTGATATGAAGAGGTTACGGAAGTTAAAAATAGGGAAGAATAGTTGTAATAGGGTGTGGTTTTTCCTATTTTGTCGGTTATACTTACTTTGTAGTTCGGTCCGCGTAAAGGTATAGAATCAGGTAATATTTCTGCAGTTACATTAATTGTAACGTTAAATTCGGCAGGTTCTGCAGCTTGAGTTACTACCCAAAAAGTAGATTTAACATCAAAATCTGTAGGAAGAGGTTCATAAAGCTTAAAGATAACATAGCCTTGATCTGATTCCTCTATGTAAACCGCATTTACCCCAATGATTTGCACGTCTCTACCGAAATCTAATAAGAAGTCTGGGTAATAAGCATCAGTACCGAGAACCCCGTTAAACTCATTAAAAGCAGTAGCTAATTCTATGTTAGAGAGGTCTTGACGAGCACATTTTATCTCAGTTCTTGACCTAGAAATCTCTTTAATCCAAAAATTGGTAGATGGATCCGGACTAGAGGCAATAAACTTCCTAAAAAAGTTATACTTTACATTAACACTTCCTCTATTAAATCCCTGTTCTTTTGCGTCAGCTTCAGGATCTAAGTAGAGTACGTTAGTAGTCCCTGTCTTAGGATCTAAATTACTTCCGATATTATACTTAGTAACATTATAATTACTCCCTATTACTGTTCCGGCTTGATCTTTTATAAAAAGTTCAATATAATCCGTCAGTCCACCGAAGGAAGGAGTAATAAAAGCTTTATTAACTAAAGTAAGATCGGAGGAATTGTATTCTTGATACTGTTCGGTCGATCCTAAATATGTAACATCAACTATCTCCATTATATTATCTTAGTTAAATTTGCGTAGTTCGCGTTTGCTTCGAGTAATTGTTGTCTTAAAGAGTTTATCTCTTCAATATAAGCTTTTTCTGTGTCAGTTAAAACTGTTCCTCCTAAATATTCTGTACTTCTTGCAACTAAATATTCATGAGAGTTTACCTCTCCTGTAGCGGGAATCTCAAAAAACAGTTGATTATAAAGGTCAAAAAAGGCTTCCACTGTAACTTGCTCTGAAACTGTATCGGCTACTACTGGATTATACAGCTCACTAAACTGAATATCTACTACTCTAGGATAGGTATTGCGTCCGTAGACTTCTTTTACTAGCTCAACTTTTTCACTCATTACGCTACGATTTTAAATACTAAATTCTGACCGCTATAAACAACCTCTTCAGCTGGTAGTAATGCTAGGTCTTCTGGTCCATATAAAGATAATGCATTGTAAATAGACTGTTGGTTATCATATACCGATAAAGGACCATAAGTTGTAGAAAGTATGTTCGTCTTAATTAGTAATCGATAAAATCTATTAATTTCTAACCCGGTAGTATACAAAGTAAAGTAGTTTCCTACGCTATCGCAGCTTATTTTAGTAAAGTTTTCGTCAAAATCTACAATCATTTCTCCTGTCTTAACGTCTTGTAAAGCCCAATAGGTTTGTTCGGACAAAATTAAGTTAGTTAGGTATATAGAAGATGTTGTAAATTGGCGAGGAGGATAAGTATATCTAGTAGATACTCTCATCTTATAGGTTTCACCTTGTACGAACTGACCTGGATTATTGGCTAATACTACGGTAACTTGATCTGTTAGTACATAATTAGTGCCTTGAGGATAGTAGTTTGAGTCATCCCACTTAAATTGAATAGTAGGAGGGTAAATAGTATGTGTATCTACTGAGAAGAACTTTAAATCGATAAATGCATTTTCATCTTCTTCAACAGCTTGAGGATGTTTTATAATAACTCCGTAGTTAGGGATTGAACCAGAGAACCATTCGTCCATAATACTAGTCATATCTGCATTCAAATCCTTATTTGACATATAGTCAAAGCTCTGAGTTGCAGGAGTACTAGACCATG